GGTTAACTGTTTCATTATATAGATTCCCTTTTTCTATATGCTTTATATATATGTTAATCTGTAATTGACATAATGCAAGCGCAAAATAGCAGAAAATATAAAAAAACTTGCAACGCTTGCCGCGTTTGGCGCGGGGATAAGAGGGGATAAGAGGGGTGGATAAGGGGTGGGATTAAGGGGCATCATCTCTATGCGGTATTATATCACCACACGCGCGAGTTAACCCGAATCTGGTTAACCTGGCATAATCGCTCATATTTGCACGCTGGCTGGCTTTGCTGGCTTCAGCGTATGATTCCTAGTCGGCATTCGTTGCAAGCCGTCACGCGGCAATGTAGAGCCTTGGCTTTATGCGATTGATAATGAGTCGCAAAATCATTATCGCCTGGACTATTGCGAATGAGAATCATTCTCAAATGATAATGATAATGAGAACGATTCGCAGAGACCCCCCATCGAAATCGCGCGGGGGGCGGCAAAATATATAATAGTCCCTTCTCACCCCCCCTTAAACCTACAAACCCAAAAACGTCCCTAGCACCCCAAAAGTTGCAAGTTTTCTTGCACTGCTATATCAAGTCTGCTATGTGACGAATACAGGAGTACGAAATGGGACGTAAAATCACTGACCCGAAAGAGATAGATGCTGGCAAAAAGAAGTTCATCGAGCTTGTTTCTGACGGTATGTCTGCCAGAAAGGCTTGCACTCACAAGCTGGTGCCTACGTTTATGACGATTAGCAAGTGGCTGCGAGATGACGCTGATTTCCGCGACCAGTACAAGGTCGCTATGGAGCTTCGCGCCCAGAAGATTGACGATGACATTGATGACGCTATTGACGCTATGCGGTATGGAGAGCTTGATGCCCAGCAGGCGAGAGTTGTGATTGATACCTACAAGTGGCGAGCAGCGAAGCTATATCCGAAGTTCTACGGTGAGAACCAGAAGGTCGAACACGAGCATACTGTTGTGAGCTTTGTTGACGAGTTGAAGCTGGCAGCGGCGCAGATAGAGCGTCAGCGGCTAGAGGACAAGACCATTGAGGGAGAGGCTGAAGAGAAATGACCCCCCCATCGTTTGTAGCACAGGCTTATGAGCCTCAAGACGACCCCGATATGATGTATACCGAGGTGCAGCGGCTCGTTGAGAACGAGAAATATGAGCCAGCAGCGCGATTGTGCAACAAGATACTTGATATTCAGTCGCATCCGATTGTCGCAAATATGCTTGGTTTCTGCCTTTATAAGCTGAATAAGGAAGAGTACGCCGAGCGTGTCTGGCGAGGTGCGCTAGAGTTGCAAGCCGATTGTGTGCCTGTCCTGGCAAATCTGGCGAATTTGCTGCGTGAGCGTATGCGTTACAAGCAGGCCGAGGAGCTTTTGCTGCAAGCCATTCGTTGCAAGCCAAATGACCACAGAGCGCGGCACAATTATGCCACATTGATGATGGACTTAGGCCGTTGGGATGAGGCGTTGAAACACGCAAAGAAGGCCGTTGAGCTTGATGGCAAGGAGATTGCCAGCCGTCACTTGCTTTCACTAGCAAAGTTGAACGCAGGCGACTTTGCCGGTGGTTTCAAGCTATATGACGCTAGGAAGCCGTTGTTTCTGCGGGATAAGGCACCGCTGCCGCAATATACTGGTGGCAAGGCCAAGGTTATCGTCCGTCACGAGCAGGGCTTTGGCGACACGATTATGGCTGCAAGATGGCTGCCAGCGTTGCAAGAAATGGGTGCCGATGTCACAATCGTGTGTCCTAGACCATTGAAATCATTGATAAGTCAGTCCAATCTCGCAAAGATACACGAGGACGGCGATGAGGACTATACGCATCATTTGTGGACGATGGACTTGCTGCCGATGTTTGCTAGTGATTGGAACAGCATTAGTGGCAAGCCGTATTTGAAGGCTAATGAGGCTATGGTGGCTGAGTTCGGTAGCCAGTTGCCGAAGGACAAGCCTGTGGTCGGTATTTGTTGGTCTGGCGGTTTTAGGCCGGATGACATTGGTGCGTTTGTCATTGACAAGCGGCGGTCTATGTCAGGGCAACACGCCGAGCAAATATTCGATGGTATGGACTGTCACGTTGTGAATTTAACGAGAGAGTGGGGTTTGCCAGATGCGATTGACTTTGGCTGTGCTGTCGGTGATTTCGAGGAACAGGCTGCCCTTCTAAGCAATCTTGATTTGGTGATTACTGTTGATACGGCACTGGCGCATCTAGCTGGCGGGTTAGGCGTTAATACTTGGGTGATGTCTCGTTTCGATGCTTGCTGGCGTTGGCACCCATATACTGAGAATGTGCCGTTATATGACAGCGTGACGCACTTTCGGCAGCCAAGGGTGATGGATTGGCATAGTGTTATTGAGCAGGTGCGTAAGAAGCTGGGGGCATTTCTGAATGGAAAAAACTGAAAACACCGACCTGCTTGTAAAGCTGCACAATGACCCAGTTTTATTCGTCACTAGCATCCTCAAGGCAAAACCCCAGCCGTGGCAAGCCGAGGCACTGAGAGCCGTTGCAAGCCACGATAAGGTCAGCATTGCGTCTGGTCACGGCGTTGGCAAGACGGCGTTTCAGAGTTGGCTGGTTCTGTGGTGGTTAATTACGCATTATCCGTGCAAAGTTGCTGTGACGGCAAACACGGCGCATCAGTTGAGCGATGTGCTGTGGACTGAGATAGACAAATGGGCGCGAAAGCTGCCGGATGGCTTCAAGCAGTTGCTAGAGTTCAAAAGCGACAAGATTAGCCTTAAAGGGGCTAGTGACAGCTTTGCGGTTGCGCGAACAAGTCGCAGGGAGAACCCAGAGGCTTTGCAGGGTTTTCACTCCGAGAATATGTTATTTTTGTGTGAAGAAGCGTCAGGTATACCGGATGTTGTCTTCCAGGTCGGTGAGGGCGCGATGTCCACAGCCGGTGCGAAGACGGTAATGTGCGGCAACCCTACGCGGTCTGAGGGGTTTTTCTACGATAGTCACCATTCTCAGCGTGAGCGTTGGTTCACGATGACGGTGAGTTGTCACGATGCAACCACTGTTTCTGAGCAGTTTCTTGAGGAGATGAAGGACAAATACGGTGAAGAGTCTAATGTTTACAGGGTGCGTGTCCTTGGTCAGTTTCCTACGCAATCAGATGATGTCTTATTGCCACTCTATTTGGTTGAAGAGGCAACTAAGAGAGAAGTCGAAGCCTCACCCACTACGCCGGTTGTATGGGGAGTAGACGTTGCAAGATTTGGCGGTGACAGGAGTGCGATAGCAAAGCGGCAAGGCAACGTGCTTCTTGAGCCGATAAAGACGTATCAGGGTCGCGATATTATGGAAATGGCTGGTATTGTGCTGTCAGAGTACGAGGCTTGCAACTATCGCTTACGCCCTCAAAGCATTTATATTGACGCGATTGGTATTGGGGCGGGGCTGGCTGACAGATTGAGAGAGCTTGATTTGCCTGCTGTGGCTATTTCTGTGTCCGAGACTGCCAGCTTAAAGGACAGGTTTAACAGGCTGCGCGATGAGTTGTTCTGGAATGCTCGTGAATGGTTCGAGGCAAGAGATTGCCATATCCCGAATGATGCCACGTTGATACAGGAAATTACTGCGATTAGGTATAAGTACCTGTCTAATGGTAAGCTGAAGGTCGAGAGCAAGGATGAGATGAAGCGCAGAGGCCAGCGCAGTCCAGACGTAGCTGATGCGTTTGTCTTGAGCTTTGCGGAAAGTGGTGCCATTGCTGGCGGCTACTCAAGAGGCTATAGTAGCAAGCGAAGTCTAAAACCAAACACAGGATGGGTAGTATGACTGACAACATCGTAAAGTTTCCAGGCAGGGAGCTAGATATTGAGCTAGAGCTTGAGGAGACTGAAGAGGAGTATATGGAGATGGTCGAGGCCATCAATACGATGTTGGAGATGCAAATTGCCGGTCTTCTCGTTACATCAGAAGCAAACTGGCGGCACGTTATGGATGCCTGTATGAGTATGGCTGTTAGTGCTGGTCTTCGCGCTGGAATATCCGCAGAAGAGATACAGAGTATGATGAGAACATCAAAAATACACGAGGTAGAATACGATGCCTAAAGACCCCAGATTAGACAGAGCAGGTGTATCTCGCTATAACGAGCCAAAGCGTACACCTAACCATCCGAAGAAAAGCCACGTTGTTGTGGCTAAGGAAGGCGACAAGATTAAGACAATTAGATTTGGTCAGCAAGGTGTGTCTGGTGCTGGCAAAAATCCGCAGTCTGCTGCTGAAAAAGCAAGACGCAAATCATTCAAAGCAAGACACGCACAGAATATTTCAAAGGGCAAAATGTCAGCCGCCTATTGGGCTGACAAAGTTAAATGGTGATTTTATGAGGCCACAAGCCTACACCGTGGTAAGTACAGACCACGGCTCTATGATTGTTAATCGGTTCGACTACAAAATGATTGATGACCAGCACGGTTACGGTGTTGGTTTTCAGCTATTGAATACAGGCCAGTACGATATGACTGAGGTTGGCCTGTGCAAGTTTCTGCTCAATAAGTGCCTAGAGGAAAATGGCCCAGGTGTAGTGGCTATTGACTGCGGTGCTAATATCGGTGTCCATACGATTGAGTGGGCTAAGATGTTGTTTAATAAAGGAAGTGTTATTGCTTTCGAGCCTCAAGAGCAGGTGTATTATGCGCTTTGCGGCAACATTGCGATAAATAACTGCTTTAATGTCACGGCGTACAACTCTGCTGTTGGTGACGTTGACGAGGTTATTAGCATCCCGAAGCCCAATTATTTTCAGCCTGGCACGTTTGGCTCTATGGAGCTAAAGCAGAACGACAAGAGTGAAGACATCGGTCAGAGCTTGCGGGCAACCACTAAGGTGGAGCAGATTTGTCTTGATAGCCTGCCTGTAGGTAGAGTTGATTTCTTGAAGATAGATGTCGAAGGTATGGAGTTCGAGGCTCTTGCTGGTGCGGAGCGTATTATCAAGACTTACAAGCCTATTATGCTGATTGAGGTTATCAAGATTGACCAAGACAAAATGAAGGCTTACTTGGACAACATAGGTTACGAATACCACGTTTTTGGCGGTAACTTTCTTGCAGTGCATAAATCTGCTAAAATAGCCACCAGCATTACATCAGAAAATGGTCAGTTAAGGATTGAATGATGGCTTACGGAACAAAATCAGCAAAAGGTATGAAAGAGCAAATTGGCAAGAAAGGCGGCAAAAAAGGCACAGCTTGTGGCAAATATGCCAGCCGTAAGTAATGCTTGGGTTGTACGCAAATATTCACGCCAAACGTGAACGCATCAAAGCTGGCAGCAAAGAAAAAATGCGGAAGCCAGGAACCAAAGGCGCACCAACAGCCAAAGCATTTAAGGCTGCTGCTAAGACCGCCAAAAGGAAAAAGTAATGCCGCTTAAAAAGGGCTACAGTAAAAAGACGGTATCGCAGAATATCCGAACCGAGATGAAAGCCGGAAAGCCGCAGAAACAAGCTGTGGCTATTGCTCTATCTACAGCTAGGAAAGCAAAGAAGAGAAGGAAAGCCTAATGAAGATTTGTGACGGATGTCCATTCCCTCGCCGATGTGAGCCACAGGGTCGTTGTATTGTGTATAAAATTGGCGCAAAGCCTGTTATTATGCCAGAGCCAGAGCCTGTGCCAGTTATGACCAGCACAGGGATTGGTATGACAGGGCCACTGCGTAAAACCTCAAAAAAGAAAGCGACAAAAAAATGAAATATGGCAACAAAACTGTGAAGATGCCTCTTCCAAAGCCAAAGCCTAAAATTGGCAATATGAACGAAGCCGCATCAAAGTCACCATACACCGTTAAAAACGGCAAGATGGTAATGACAGGAAATTACGCAAGCGACAAGTAATGTATATGCGAGTAATGAGAAGGCCGCCTGGCAGTCGCCGTAGGCCGCAGGAACTAAACAAGGAAGCCACGGCAACAGCCACGGCTTCCGTTTCTGTAGCCGTTAAAGTGAAGCCAGAAATCCATAATGGATTTGAGACCTGTAAGGGGTGTGTTGCCAAAAAGATGTGTAAAAGCGTAAGTTGCTGTATGTATGGGCAATCAAAGCCGAAGGAAAAATCAAATGCCAAAAATGGATGACTACAAACTTAATAGCATTGTTTCTTCGGAAATCACTGATTCGCTTAATCATTTTGACAGCGAGTTTTCTCAAGAGCGCATCCGCGCTATGGATTTTTATATGGGCGAGCCATTCGGCAATGAGGTCGATGGTCGCTCATCAGTCGTTAGCACAGAGGTCGCAGACACGGTAGAGGCTATTATGCCAAACCTGATGCGTGTGTTTACGGCAAACGACAAGTATGTACGCTTTAGCCCTCGCACAGCAGAAGACGTAGAACGTGCCGAGCAGATTAGTGACTATGTTAATTACATCATCAACCACGACAATGAAGGCTACAAAATCCTTTATAACTGGTTTAAGGATGCGTTGTTGTTCCGTCTTGGTGTGGTTAAGTATTTCTATGAGGAAGAAGAGAATGTCACTGAAGAAGAATATAATGGACTTGATGAGAATGAACTGGCTGCACTCCTGTCTAACCCAGATATTGACGTGGTTGAGCAGCAAGAAACCGTCATTAGTTCGTATATGGACGAAGATGGAGCAATGGTTCCTCTTGAGAGTTCTTATGATTTGTCAGTCCGTGTCACGGAGCGTAAAGGCAAGATTAAAGTTATAAACGTACCGCCAGAGGAGTTCCTGGTAAACCGCCGTGCTACTAGCCTAGAAGAAGCATATTTTGTAGCACACCGCACGACAATGACAGTTTCAGACCTCGTAGCAATGGGTTATGACCGCGATGAGGTAGAGGCACACGCTGGTTCAGCAGACCTAGATGTTGATGAAGAGCGTACAAATCGCTTCCAAGACCTAGAAGCAAACTCAGGCACAGATGCAGCAGACCCAACATTGCGTGAAGTCGTGTATTACGAGTGCATTATGAAGGTGGATTATGACGGCGACGGCATAGCTGAACGCCGCCGTATTTGCGCTATCGGTGACGGTGGCTCGCACATCCTGCACAACGAGCCATTTGACCACGTTCCATTCGCCGTTGTTAGCCCTATCCTGATGCCTCACCGCCTCATTGGTCGCAGCATTTACGATATGACCGAAGATTTGCAGGTCATCAAGTCCACTTTGATGCGTCAGTATTTGGATAGCGTATATACAAGCACTCTGCCACGAATGGTTGCTGTTGAGGGTCAGGTTAATCTGGACGACCTTCTTGAAGGCACTGCTGGTGGCATCATCCGCGCTCGTCAGCCAGGTATGGTGCAGGCCATTACAGGCACCCCTGTAGGCGGCGAAATCCGGCCTTTGATGGATTACTTAGACAACATCAAAGAGCAGCGCACAGGTATGAGCAAAGCGTCACAGGGGCTAGATGCAAACGCTTTGCAGTCCACGACAGCTAGTGCTATTAGCGCGACTGTCAGGGGCGCACAGGTCAAGCTGGAGAGCTATGCTCGTACAATGGCTGAGACAGGTGTTAAAGAGCTATTTAAGGGCATCCTGCATCTAGTCACTAAATATGATAACAAGCCGCGTATCGTGCGCTTGCGTAACAACTTTGTGCCGATTGACCCGCGTGAGTGGACTAGCGAGTTTGACGTTGTTGTGCAGGTTGGGCTTGGCACGGCTGATGACGAGCAGAAGATTGCATTCCTGACGCAAATTGCTGCCAAGCAAGAGCAAATCTTGCAGCAGTTAGGCGTAAACAATCCTGTGGTTACAATGTCACAGTATGTTAATACGCTCCGCAGCATTGCAGAGATTGGCGGCTTTAAGGACGCAGACCAGTTCTTTAATGCACCGCAGCAAATAGCAATGATGCAGCAACAGCAAGCACAACAGCCACCACAGCCAACTCCAGAGCAAATGCAGATGCAACAGCTATTGCAGCTTGAGCAGCAGAAAGCACAGGCACAACAAGCTCTTGAGCAGCAAAAGGCCGAGGCGAATATCGCTCTACAACGCGAGAAAATGCAGCAGCAGCTTATGCTAGACCGCGAAAAGATGCAGATGGAAATTGAGCTACGCCGTCAAGAGTTGCAAGCAGAGGCAGAGCTTCGCGTGGCTAAGGCGGTGACAGATTCACAGATTTCAACTAACTTGCCGAGGGTGTAAATGGGGTCTCTGGCTCCACGGATATTTAGTGATGCTATGTATTTAGCTAGTTATTTCAAGTATTATGATAACTGGCGAATGGTTGCTTTTAAAAGATTCTTACTGATGCCGATTGTTAAGGAACAGTATTTTTTGTTTAAAAACAACGATATGCCGGTTATGTTCTTGTCATATGCTTTTGTAAATGACGATGCAATTAAGGAGCTTACTAGCGGAGAACGCTCTATCAGGAGCGATGAATGGAAGAGTGGAGACAACTTGTTTATACCGGATATCATCTCACCATTTGGTTTAAAGGCCAGTTGGATTAAGCATATAAGGGATGAGCTAGGTAGACGGTACGGAGATAACATAAAAGGACAATGGCGTAGGTCATTGAAAGGAAGGTCTGGTTATGCGTTCACGCGATTTAATTGATGGTTTCGACTACGGCGAGTATATGCAACGCCAGATGTTCTGCTTTGGCTCAGACGATGGCGGTGGCGGTGGTGGGGGTAGCACTGCTGATGACGATATGGAGGCATTTGAGGGTGCCGCAATGTCTAGCTATGAAAGCGATTACGGCGGCGGCGGAAATGACGGTGCTAACTTTTACACAGACCCGCAAGTTGCGTCTGTATACCCAGATGCAATATCCGCAATAACAGGATTCACCCCCGCAGAACTTGCAGCGGGTCAAGCCGCAAGAGACGCTATAGCCGCGCATAACGCAGCGGTAAGGGCGGGTGTTCGCCCAGGCGAAGATAGGACTGACTATACTCCTCAGTTTGGGCCTGACGTTGCAAATGCTATGGTGCAGAATGAAAAAAATCGTTTAGCGCAGCAGGTGGCTCAAAGCTATATTGATTACGCTCCGATTATGGGGCCGGAACTGTATTCAGCCGGTAATGTAGGCGGCAGTCTTCTTGATTTCTTTAAGACAGGCTCTACAGGCTCTGTTCCTATTCGCTCAAACTATTTTGCAGACCCAACAACATTATCAGCCTTTAAGGATATTGCTCTAGGACAGATTCCAGGGCGTATGGAAAAAGCGGGTGCTTTGCCTGGATTGCTAGGAGCAGCAGGAACCTTTACTTTAGGTCGTATGCAAAAAGCCCTTGAGGGTGGCGGTCGCCCTGTCTTTGATGCTACAGGTCAGCTAAAGGGTGTATTTAGCGAAGGCCCGTTTGGACTTGGTGAAGTGTACACAGGAATGCCTGTAGAGGGCGTAGAGGGTACAGGATATGATGCTGGCGGCAGAGACGGCGGGGGCCAAGAAACCGTCAAACCAGTAAACCCTGTTACAGGCCAATGTGAACCAGGATATAAGCCAGACCCAGATATGGCTGGATTTTGCCGTCTTGATACAAGGGCTGGTCTTGACGAATCAGTAGAATCTGAGGTAGCTCCTGGCACATATGCACGTTTAGGTTTACTTGATGTAGCCCCAACTGGTCTTTCTGATTTTGCTACAAGGTATGGACTAGGGCCGCAGGACTTTGGTGCGGCTAACTTGGCATATCGGCGTGGTGCTGGTACACAGTTCGGCATATACAGAGACCCATACCAAAGAGAAGGGTTTACGCTACTAGGATGAATGAAGGTAAAGCTAGAGAAGATATGGCTAGGGCTGAAAAGGCTGAAGCTGTACTTAGAAACGAAATATTCATCGAGAGCTTTGAGTATTTAGAGAACGAGTTTATGCAAGCGTGGAAGCAAAGCGCATTGAAAGACACGGACGCACGAGAGCGTCTGTATATGCTTTGCCAGAACCTAGAGGCACTAAAAGGCTACATACACAAGGTAGTCGAGGATGGGAAAATGGCAAAGGCGACTCTACAAGAGTTGCACAATCGTCAACAATTTGAGAAAAGGAAATAAGTTATGTCCGACAATCCTAACGGAACCGGAGCGATTTCAGTTAATGATGCAATTAGCCTTCTAAATACCCCCGCACCGGACAAGGTTGAAGAAGAGCGACAGGAAGCAAATGCTTCCGAGCCGATGGAGACAGAGGCCAAAATCACGGAAGAGGATAACCAGCCGCAAGCTGAATCCTACGAAGATGACGAGGATGATGTTTATGATGTCGATGAGTCTGATGAAGACGATGACTACGAGGATGACGAAGAGGAACCTCAACAGCAACTCTACAAAGTCAGAGTAGACGGCGAAGAGATAGAGGTCAGCCTGGACGAAGCCCTACAAGGTTATCAGAGGCAGAAGGCTTTTACCAAGCGTAGCCAAGAGGCTGCTGAAATGCGGAAGGCTGCTGAGAAAGAGGTAGCGGAAGCAAAGCAGGCTCGTGATTACTACGCACAGCAACTTGAGGTTGTGGCGCAGCAGATTCAGCAGACAATTCCACAGGAACCTGATTGGGTCTCGTTAGCAAGAGAGGTTACAGCGGAAGAGTACAATGCAATTAAAGCAGAGTACGACAGCCGTATGACTAACCTCGCAAGAGTGGAGCAAGAGCGACAGTACGTTGCTCAACAGCAGGCCGCTGAACGCGAAGAGGAGTTGAAGAAACACCTCGCTGCACAACGGTCTGAAATGCTAAACCGCATTCCTGCTTGGCAGGATGATGAACGCAGAAATGCAGAGCGTGTTGAGGTAATCAACTATGCTCGTACTGTAGGTTTTAGCGATTCAGAGGTAGCGAATGCGTCTGACGCACGAGCAATAGAAATCCTCTACAAAGCGATGCAGTGGGACAATCTTCAGAAGAAGAAACCTACCGCTAAGAAACGCACAAAAGAAGCTCCTAAAATGGCTAAAGCTGGTCAGCCACGGACTAAAAAACAAGCTGCTAGTCGTTCACGGCAGCAGGCTATGGGAAGGCTCAATAAAGAGCGTTCTGTAGATGCAGCCGTATCTTACTTGATGGGTAATCGGTCTTAGAAGGAGAAATCAAATGACTTACACAACCCAAACTGCCGTTGGTGAGCGCGAACAGCTTGCTGACGTAATCTATCGGATTGACCCCGATGAAACACCTATCTTCAGCGCACTGAAGAAGGAAACCTCAAACGGTATCTTCACTGAGTGGCAGGTACAGGAACTTGCGGGTGCAAGTGCTACCAACTACGCAACAGAAGGTGCTGATGCCAGCATCGTTGCTCCTACTGCAACTGTACGTCTGGGTAACTACCACCAGATTTCAGTCAAAGCAGTAGCTGTATCGAAAACCCTCGATGCAGTCGAGAAAGCTGGTCGTGACCGTGAGGTAGCATACCAGAAGGTGTTGAAATCATTGGAACTTCGCCGTGACATCGAAAAATCAATCGGTGACACAGACGTAGCTCGCTCTGGTTCTGACCCTCGTAAATCAGCATCACTGTCTTGCTGGATTACAAATGGTTCAGTAGGTGCCGCTGGTACGTTTGCTGCTGGTGTTGGTACTGACACAATCACTGCTGGTACTGCTCGTGCCTTGACTCTTGCACTCATCGAAGATGGTATGCAGGACGCTTGGACAGACGGCGGCAATCCAAAGATGATGATTGCATCGGCTACTAACCGTGCAAACTTCTCTGACTTGTCAGCTTCTGGCAACCTTGTCAGCAACGATGTCAATATGACAGCAGCGAAAGAGGTTACTTACGTTGGTTCAACATCAGTCTTCCTGACTGACTTTGGCACCATCGAGGTAGCTCCATCACGCTTCCTGTCAAATGACCGCGTGTTCCTGATTGACCCAGACTTCGCTTCTCTTGCGACCATCAATGGACGTAACTTTGCCGAGAACGAAATCGCGCCAACAGGTGACGCTGAGAAATTCCAGATTGTGACTGAGTGGGCTTTGAAAGTACAAGCTCCGAAAGCACACGCTGGTATCTTCGACTTGTCAGGTGCCTAAGTAACATTGAGGGGGCGGGTTTACCGCCCTCTCTTTCCATTAGGGGATATTATGAAAAGATTACTATCTAAGGACTCTGCCACTGGCAAAGAGGTTTATTGGAACCAAGACTCTGACGGCTCTACCGTTGTTGAGACTACCCAGAAATTCGACAATCTGCTGAAGATTAACAAGCAGATGAATGATGATTGGCGTTATGGCGGCTTGCGTGGCACTCAGCGTCATATGCAGCATATAGCGGAAATACCTAATGTCGTGTATCATCACCTATTAGAAACGCTGGGCAAGCCTAGCGAAAACCCGAAGGCTTGGAAGGCGTGGCTCAACAGCAACGAGAACCGAGCTTTTAGAACAGGCGGCGGTAATATCTAATGGCTATAACATCTTACGCTGATTTACAGACATCAATCGCCAATTTCTTGGCTCGTAGCGATTTAACGGCTCAGATTCCTGACTTTATTCAGCTTGCTGAAGCTCGCATCAATCGTGAGCTAGAAACTCGTGAGCAAGAGAAGCGGTCACAAGCTACGCTAACGCCTGGTGACGAGTACATTGCATTGCCTACAGATTTGCGTGAGGTTCGTGAGGTTAAGCTGCTTACAAGCCCATTGACGGTGTTGAACTACGCATCACCGACAGGCTTGGACACACAGTATCCTAGCAACGGTCTTGGCAAGCCTAGAGGCTACAGCATTGCTGGTAAGGAGATGAAGCTACGCCCTGTACCAGATGCTGCTTATACTGCTGAGATTATGTATATAGGCTCTGTGGACACATTATCAGCGGTTAGCACTCCAACGCTGTTTTTGCGCTCGCCAGATGTGTATTTGTACGGTGCATTGACTGAGGCGTATATCTACTTGCTGGATGAGACAAGAGCAGCACAGTATGATGAAAAGTTCACTCGTGCTATAAATGAGGTGCGTTTGGATGAGGAGCGTTCACATTACGGCACAGGGCCATTACAAACCAAGTCTGTCTATTTGCGGCAGAATACAGCAGCGGAGAAATAAACTATGTCTGCAATGAGTGATTATCTTGAGAATGAAATTCTCGACCATATTTTATCTACCGGCGCATATACGATGCCAACGGCTATATATGTCGGCCTTTCTACAGGCTCTTTTGCTGACGATAACAGCGGTACAGAGCTTACCGGCAATGGCTATGCTCGTGTAGCAGCTACGTTTAATGCAGCGGCTTCTGGCACGGCTGACAACAGCGCGGCTATTGAGTTTTCAGCAGCCACAGCAAGCTGGGGTACAGTAAGCCACTTTGGGCTGTTTGACGCTAGTAGCGCGGGTAACTTGCTTATCCACGGTGCGTTTACCACTGCAAAGCTGATTGACACAGGTGACATCTTAAAGATTTCTGCTGGCGACCTAGACGTTACAGCAGCGTAGGTGTAGCTGATGGCTACAGGCACCCCGCACCTAGATAACTTTACTGGCAGTATTGATGCGCTTCCATACTCTCTGGATAGCGCATTACTGCTTACTAAAGTTGATTGGTCAAACCCTGACCTAGAACAGCTAGATAATTGGGGTACGCTTGAGCAATTAGACGCATATGGGCTGACGTTAGACCAGCTAGACCAGCTAGAGGTAAAGCACTTTGAAGGCGCTGCTACAGCAGCAATTACTGTTGCAGCAGAGGTACAGTTTGCTATTGAAATGCCAGCAGCGGTATCTATCTCCGCATCCGCTACGGCAGATAACACACGCATCCGTGAGATGGCAGGCTCTGTAACAGGTGCTGCTAACTTTGCCGCCGTTATAACACCTATTAGAACAATGGACGCATCTGTAAGCGTTGCTGTGACCGATACGGCAGAACTTACAAGGCTTCGCACATCACCAGCCCCAGCGGCAATATCTGTAACGACCACCGCTGCCTCAAGCCTAGTTTATTTGCTATCAGGCACAGCTAATGCAGCAGTGACGACAACAGGTGCGGCTAATGGTATATTCGTTATGGCAGGCACTCCTGCCGCCGCTATAAGCGTTGTATGCGATGCCAAGCGTCTTGGTGAGGATTGGGGCAATGTGGAAATAGGCTCAGAGGTATGGGGTGATGTTGCTGTAGGAAGCGAGATTTGGGGTACTGTCACGGTTCCCGCTAACGGCGATTTAATTTGGGGTGCCTTATGATACAGTTCGGAGAATGGCTGCCTGACCAGCCTGATTACTTAAATGCTGGCGTTATTGATGCACATAACGTAGTGCCTGCCTATAATGGCTATCGCAGCCTTGGTGAGTTTGTGGCCTATTCTGATAGCGCAACTAGCACTATTTTAGGCATATTTTCAGCTAAAGACAAAACCGGCAACGTAAAGCTATTTGCTGGTGATAGCGGTAGATTATACCTCTTTAATCAGACAGGTTCTACGCTTGATGACGTTAGTGCTGTAGGTGGTTATTCGCTGACATCAGAAGAGCGTTGGCGGTTCGTAAAATTCGGTGAAG